ATTGGGATCGCCATACATTACGGGTATTCTTGTAAGGTTTCCAGAGTTATCTTGATAAGCAAAATTGCTCATCGCTCTCATAAATTGTGTCAAATATCTACGTATTTGACCGTCATAAAAGAAATCCATTTTAATTATCTGCCTTTGGTTTTAGTACTTTGCTTAATGCTTGGCGTTCTACAACCACATTGTTATTGATCGTAGCAGTGGTAGTATTATTGATGAACCCAGTTTTCTGTGTTTGTCTAATTTGTTTACCAGCAAATACACCTGATGTTGTATCTTCTGCACCAAACTCGTTCATGGTCATTTGAACATTCTTATCATACAATATCCAGTTGTCTCCATCAAATCTATATAGAGCATTTGGCATAAAATCAGTGCGTAGGAAAAATGCACCCTGTGCTGGTTTGTACGGGAATACAATACCAGATCCAAATGTTGCACCGTTTGGCGGAACTCCCGATCCTGTCAAATAGCCTACATATAATTTTTTTCTAGGTGTATGCAATACCATACTAGCGTCTAATACTGCTTGATCTAAACTGGCATCATCTATTGTATCACTAGCATCAGCAGTATCTAGTAATCCAGATTCTCTTGTAGGTATAACATAAAACATACTAGTATCGTATCCTGAAACAGGCGCGTCTAACATAGCTTGTTCAACAATTTGATCATTAATTTGTATAGTTTGATTGTATGTTGATAACAAATCACGTAATGTAGAACCATCACCGTTGCCGCTATCTTGGTTAAGTATTTGTGAAAATTCTTGACTATCAACCAACGGTACACATTTTGCTTTAACTAAATGTGGATACCAAGTAACACTAAATCCGGCTGTTGGACGAGTTACATCCTGCACAACATAAAATCTCTTTAGAGCAACATAATTGTCATCTAATGCATATTCATCTTTTAAATGCGGTAGCTCAATAACGTCACCGTTCATAATTTTTCTACCCAATGCTTCAGCATGACCTCTTAGGTGCAAGTACATCATTATGGTATCATTGTTTAAGAATAATCCAAATTGACTTAGATTGAAATCTAAATCTTGCATTTGATAGATACCACGAATAATGTACACATCAGGTTCGTAGTTACGGTCCCTATTTTCCATGAACAACACATCTTGTATACCTAATTCAGGAATAATATTGGTCCCAGTATTTGCGGGAGTAGTTGGAGTAACATTAGTCCCAGTAGAAGCAACTGGTCCTAGATATTTGTGAATGTAGACATCGGTCCCGCCCACTTGAAAACGTTCGTTGACAACGCGGTCGATGAATTTAAAATCATTGCCCTTTTCGGGACGGTATAAAGATAGTCTTGGCATAGTAGTATATTTATTGCTAAATATTCATATGAACGATACAGAACAATCCCGCCAAACAGTAATTGACTATTGCAAAGCCATGTTGGGCGATGGAATGGTTGATGTTGAATTAGATCCCATACACTACAATACCGCAATTGATCGTGCGCTGGCCAAATACCGCCAACGCAGTAGTAATGCTGTTGAGGAAAGTTATGGATTTTTAGATTTAACTGTAGACGTTAACGAATATGTTTTGCCTAAAGAAGTTATCAGTGTTAGACAACTTTTTAGACGCAGTATTGGTTCACGCACCGGTGGTGGAGATGGCGGAAGTTTGTTTGAGCCATTCAACTTGGCGTATTCAAACACATATTTGTTAGCTTCAACAAACATGGGCGGCTTGGCTACTTATTATGCCTTTGCTGGATACCAAAAGCAGGTCGGTAAAATGTTCGGTAGCGATATCAATTTTGTGTTTAACCCCACAAATCATACGTTGACTGTTCAACAACGTCCGTTCGCACCAGAACAGATATTAGTTTGGATGTATAATTATCGTCCAGACTTTAATTTATTAGCAGACGTTTACGCTGGGCAATGGTTAAAAGACTACAGTTTGGCCAATGCCAAAATGATGTTAGGGCAAGCTCGTGAAAAATTCCCCGCAATTGCCGGTCCACAAGGTAGCAGTGGTTTAAATGGTGCTACACTAAAGGCTGAAGCCAAAGCCGAAATGGACCAATTAGAATTAGATCTAATCAACTACAAAGAAGGTTCTACTCCATTAACTTGGGTAACTGGTTAAAATACCTGTTGACACTTGTAATAAAACTGTTATATACTTGAGCTAATATTAGGGGGCTCTATGATTATTGGTGTGTGCGGATTTATTGGTTCAGGCAAAGATACTATTGCAGATTATCTTACTAACTTTCATGGTTTTAGACGAGAAAGTTTTGCCAACAGTCTCAAAGATGCAGTTAGTTTAGTGTTTGGGTGGGACAGAACCATGTTAGAAGGCCGCACTAAACAAGCTCGTGAATGGCGTGAACAAATTGATCCTTGGTGGGCAGAGCGCTTAAACATGCCAGAATTAACTCCTCGCTGGGTCTTACAATATTGGGGTACAGAAGTTTGTCGTAAAGGCTTCAACGATGATATCTGGATTGCCGCATTAGAAAATAAACTGCGTAACAGCACTGACAATATTGTTATCAGTGATTGCCGATTCCCTAATGAAATTAAATCAATCAAAGACGCTGGCGGCATTGTTATCCGTGTCAAGCGTGGTCCTGAACCTGACTGGTATCAAGATGCAATAGACATGAATTCCGGAGACCATCATATAAATTGGATGTTGGCCAAGACTAGGATGGACAAACTAAAAATTCATGCCAGCGAAACTGCATGGGTTGGTACTAAGTTTGATTATGTATTTGAAAATGATGGCACCATTGATGAGCTGTTTAACCAAGTTAGAAATCTGGTCGTAGATCCCCTTGACGCCAGCGAACGCCCTCTTTATGTAGGACTCGTTGACAATTTGCACACACAGTCTTGAGATTACTGAATCGGTTATTTGTTAAATCTCCATCCACATAAAACACATTAAACTGTTCAGGATACTTAGAAGTGAAATTACACTTCTCACATACTGACTTTTTCTTGTAACCATATAAGGCCCATAGTGGCCTTTCACCTTTTCTGCCTTTACTACAGTGGTCACATTTTGACCTATAATAGGGCTTGCCTTCTTTATAGTAGTTAACAGCAACAGGTTTGACCCCACATTGTTTGCAAAGATTCCTCATACACCGCCCTTTTAACGCCCTTTTCAATAGGTATTTAACCTCTAATTTTTTGGATTGTAAGCTAAATAAAACAAAGTAATCCACTAAGGAGTTTTGAAGATGGCACAAACATTACAATCACCAGGCGTTAGCGTATCAGTTATAGACCAAAGTTTCTATGCGCCAGCCGCGCCAGGAACAGTTCCACTGATTTTTGTAGCGACAGAAGAAAATAAAACAAATGCTAGCGGCACAGGAATTGCACAAGGCACAACACAAGCAAACGCAGGCACTGTCTGGGTTATCACTAGTCAACGTGATTTAGTGGACACATTTGGAACTCCACATTTCCAAACAGCATCTGGTTCCCCAGTAAATGCTAGCGAAATTAACGAATATGGATTACAAGCCGCATACAGCGTATTGGGTGCAAGCAGCCAAGCGTACATTGTTCGTGCTGATATTGACCTAGCACAAATTGCTGGTTCAACAGCTATTCCACAAGGTACTCCACCAGGAGGCACAGTTTGGTTAGATACCGCAGATAGCACCTTTGGCGTTAACGTTTGGAGTGCAACTGCTAACAACGGACTAGGTGCATTTTCACAAGTAACTCCACTGATCATTGATGATACAAATTACGACACAGTATTTTCCGGTGGTCTACCTTTAAGTTCTTTTGGTTCTGTTGGAAGCATTGCAATTGTTCTTCCAGGACAAAGCGCTTTAGATGCAGACACAAATGGATTGTATTACAAGTCAGCAACAGCAGGTTGGGTAAGAGTACAATCGACTTTTGATACTAACAAACAATTTGTTATTGGACCAAACTATGCATATCCAGATTTTACATCTGCTACAGGAAGCAACGCTCCATCAGGTAGTATTTGGGTATGTACCAACGAAGTCAGTAACGGTTCAATTTGGGACGTAAAATATTACAACAGCAATACTGCATCATGGACCAGTGTTAATGCTCCATTGTATGCAGGTAAGCAAGATGCTATTGCTAATTTAGACAGCACAACAGGTGGTTTAGGAATTGCATTAAACAGTATCTTTATTGATACAGATATTGACAATTTAGGTATTGCTGATTTTAAAGCATACTACCGTGGTAATGTAGGTGCTACAACACTATCGCTAACCAGTGCAACTACTGTTAACATTGGCGGTACATTTAATTTAAGAGAAACATTGTCAAGTGGACAATGGAACTCAAGTGCAACAATTCACGTTAGCCCAGGTGGGTACCTTGGTCAAGCAATTGCGGCAGCTATCAACACTAGCACAAGTGTAGTAAATGTAAGTGCTACATGGAATGCTTCAAACAACCAATTGGTTATCAGTCACAAATTAGGTGGTGAAATTGAATTGGTAGATGGTTTACACGGTCCGTTAAACGGCATTGGTGTTAACGCAGGTGCTGTTGGCACTGTGGCTAATTTACAACTTGCTCCAGCAGGTGATATTGGTTATAGTTTTGAAGTAAGCAACTGGACTCCATTAACTTATTACTCACAAGCAACTGCACCAGGTGTTGCACCAATGAATGGTACTAACTGGTTCAACAGTTACATCGGTGATGTTGATGTTATGTACAACAACGGAACACAATGGGTTGGTTATCAAAATGCGTTCCCAAGTACTGATCCAATGGGTCCACTAGTAAGCGCAAGCGCTCCATTAACACAGTCTGATGGTACAGCTTTAGTTACTGGTGATATTTGGATTGAAAGTGCATCTAGTAGCAACTACGGACAAGTGATTTATGTTTACAATTCCTTAGTTGGAACAGGTGTTAACGGTTGGGTATTACAAAATACCGCTGACCATATAAGTCCAAATGGTTGGTTGTTTGCTGACGCTCGTTGGAGCAACACTGGTACTACCAGCATGCAAACATTGACCCCAATTACAACATTGTTGACTAGCAACTACATAGATCCAGATGCACCAAGTGCAAAATTGTATCCACGTGGCACACGTTTATTCAACACACGTCGTAGTAGCAACAACGTTAAGATGTATAACGCAGGTTACATTAACTTGAACGGTGTAAATTCTAACGTTGGTAATGAATCACAAGCCAGCTACTATCCAGATCGTTGGGTTACAGCAAGTCCTAACAATGCTAAAGGTCAAGGACAATTTGGTACACTAGCTCAACGTAGTGTGGTAGTTGAAGCCTTAGCGGCTCTTATCAATACCAGCACAGCAGTTAGAGATACTGATACATTGAATTATAATTTGATTGCTTGCCCAGGATATACTGAAGTATTGAGCGAGATGGTTAACTTAAATGCTGACATTGGTCAATTAGCATTGGTAGTGGGTGATACTCCAATGAAGTTGGCTGCTGATGCTACTACATTAAGCAACTGGGGTAAAAATACTGCCAACGCAAGCACAGATGGTGCTGATGGTATCATAACAAGTGATCCATATACTGCGGTATACTATCCAAGTGGTCAAACAACTGATAATCTTGGTAACAACATTGTTGTTCCTCCAAGCCACATGATGTTGCATACCATTATCAACAGCGACAACGTAAGTTATCCATGGTTTGCTCCAGCTGGAACACGTCGTGGTGTTGTTACCAATGCAAGCAGTGTTGGTTACGTTGATGCGTCAGGCAATTTTGTAACAACATCATTGTATGAAAATCTACGCAACGTATTGTCAGCAGTTCAAATTAACCCAATTGCTACTCTTCCAGGTGCTGGATTAGTTGCTATGGGACAATATACAAAGACTTCAGTTTCCTCAGCACTTAACCGTGTTAACGTAGCTAGATTAGTTACATACATACGTCGTCAATTAAGTGTGTTGGCTAAACCGTTCTTGTTTGAACCTAACGATACACAAACACGTAATGAAATCAAATCAACTATTGAAAACCTATTACTAGAGCTAGTAACACAAAGAGGTTTACATGATTATGTTGTGGTATGTGATACAACAAATAACACACCTACAAGAATTGATCAAAATGAACTTTGGGTTGACATTGCGATTGAGCCAGTTAAGGCAGTTGAATTCATTTACATTCCTTTAAGATTGTTGAACACTGGAGCTATTGCTTCTGGAAACTTTGGTTCACAAGCTAAGGGTTCAAGCAACAGCTCAACAGGACAATAATAAAAGGACAAGGAGCAGAATATGCCAACATCAAGTTTAAATAATTTCACAGTTCCACTACCAACTGGTGGTGGCAACGACAACCAAGGGTTGTTAATGCCAAAACTAGCGTATCGTTTCCGCGTTACGCTAACACAATTTGGATCAGGTGGTGACCCTGCAACAGAACTAACAAAACAAGTTATGATGGTTGATCGTCCGCACCCAGAATTTGATGAAGTTAAATTAGATGTTTACAACAGCACAATCAAACTTGCTGGTAAACACAAATTTGGCGATATCAAATTAAAAGTACGTGATGATGTTAACAACTCTGTATCAAATAAAGTTGGTCAACAGTTACAGAAACAATTTGACTTCTTCCAACAATCTAGTGCATTTAGTGGCCAGGACTATAAGTTTTTTATGGCAATTGAAATATTAGATGGTGGTAATGGAGAGTTTGGAGCACAGACACTTGAAGTTTTCCAAGTTCAAGGCTGCTGGATTAAAAACGCAAGTTACAGCAGTGTTGATTATGGTAAAAATGATCCATTAGAAATTGAATTAACAATTTGTTTTGATAACGCATATCAAACAAGTGCAAACGGAAATAGCTTAGGATTTGGTCAATCAGTTCCAAGAACTAACTTAACATCCGCACTATAATTTTTACTACCCCCAAATTAGCCCAGAGTAAAAACTGGGCTTTTTTGTAGGCTAAATATCAGTATGGCCAACTTTGATAATTACTTAAATGCTACTTCAGGGCTTTCAGAAGCCAACTTCACTGGGTATCGACACGCTACCAAATTATATCTAACGGACAACTATAAACGTGCGCCTAAATTTGGCCACATGTATTTTGTTAAATTTAATGTAAATCAAAGTGTAATTAAACAAGTGACAGCAGAGTGGGATAGGAATTTTACAGCATTATTGTGTAAAGAAGTACAATTACCAAAGTTTAAAATTTCCACTGAAACAATAAATCAATACAACAGAAAAACTAACGTACAAACTAAAATAGCATACGAAGCATTAAATTTTAGTTTCCACGATGACATGGGCGGAACTACTAATGGGTTCTGGACCAACTATTACAAATATTATTATGCTGATAGCAGATATGGTGATGCGTCAGCTAAGCCTAATTTAAAAACTGTATACGGCGATACCAAATACAGTGGACTAGATGGTGATTATACATATGGTTTCAATCCAGTGGCAGCTACACCTACTGGTTCATCAGCTCCTTATTTCTTAGAAAGTATTGACATTTATTTGTTACATGCTGGACCAAGTCACAAAGATTACACAAGATTTAGATTAGTCAACCCTTTAATTTCTAGTTGGGATCATGACTCTGTAACACAAGGCGAAGCTTCTAAAGTTTTGCAAAATAAAATGACAGTGGTATATGAAGACGTAATTTACTCTTCAGGAAAAATGCAAAATGCCAGTGACGATAGTGTGTTACTGTTTGAAGACCCAGCTGTGTATGATCGAACTCCTACTCCATTAACCTCGGGCGCAGGCGGTAAGGCTCCTAACTTTGAATACCTAAGAGATGGGTTTGGCGGTGTAAGTGAAGATTTAAGCGATTTTACTGCTCAAATTCCTCAACCCCCCACATGGATTCCTCCACCGCCAGCATATCAAAAATCAGGACTATCGATTGGTCAATTGATCAATGCTTACAATATTGCTAAGACATTTAAAACCCAGCCTAGACAAGCGTGGAATATTTACGGTATAAATGTTAAGAATTTATTAACAAGTTCAGCAATTGGTGCTATCAGTTCAAACCCTGCAAATGTTGTAGGTCAAGCAAATTTCCCAGCTGGGTATGCTCAAGGTAATTTAAGTTATAGTCAACCTAATATACCAGCAAGTGCGTATGTAAATACTGCACTGATACAACAACAAGAATCCGCTAGAATAGAAGCTGGTTTAAACAGCAACAATACCATTAACAATAACACTGACGCTGGTGAAATAGATCCAAGTTAAACATATGACAACTTTTAGCAATTTGCCACCACAAAATCAGCCTAATAATAGTGTTGATGGTACTGTACAAGTTTTTAACAATTTTTATTCGGTACCAGTTCAGATCAGCGCAACATCATTAAATGCCATGACAGGGTTTTTTGAAAATAAAGGGTTTGATCCAACTACCGCACAATCTATTGCTGTGATACTTATAACACAGGCTCAACAAGATAAATTTGATCCAATGATTGTATTGGATTCATTAAAGGGATTTGATAGTTTGCAACTCAGTAGTCTTGCTACACAGATTTTAAATTATAATCGTAGTAAAACAAGTTTCCTTGGATTGTCAAACACAGTAAGCCCCTTTACATTGGTACAGCGTAATATTATTTCATGAGTTTAAAATTTGCACAAAATTTTTATTCAGTTGTTAATACTGAAAAATATATAGGCACTAAAGACCCATATTATCGAAGTGGGTGGGAATTAACTTTTATGAAGTTTTGTGATAACAATCCTGCAATAGAACAATGGGCTAGCGAGCCGGTTAAAATTCCTTACCGTGATCCATTAACAGGTAAACAAACTGTATATGTTCCTGATTTCTTAATCAAATACGTTGATAGAAATAGAAAAGGGCACGTTGAGATGATTGAGATTAAACCTGCTAGTCAAACCTTAAAAGAAAAGGTAGGAAAAAATCCTTACAATCAAGCTCAATATATTAAAAATATGGCTAAATGGGAAGCCGCTAGTGCATGGTGTCGAAACCAAGGTATTAAGTTCCGAGTCATTAATGAAGGCGATATTTTTTCCAAGACTTAATAAAAACAATAAGTAATATTATGACTAAGAAACTGGAAGAATTATTTGATTTACCAAAAGAGACCATCGAAGCGCCTCCGGTAGATCCTACCCCCACAGAAGTAATCAATCTAGAAGATAGATTAGAAGAATTTGACAAAATTGCCGCTGCCTTACCCCGTGTAAAAGGACTAGGCGATATGGCTGACGGAGAACTAGATGCATTGGCCAGCAAAGCTGAACAAGCATATGATGACCTTATGGATCTAGGTATGAATGTGGATGCTAGATACAGTACTAGAATGTTTGAAGTAGCCGCACAAATGATGAATGCCGCAATTCAAGCAAAAACCAACAAAATTGACAAGAAGCTAAAGATGGTTGATTTACAGCTCAAAAAGTTAGCAATTGACAAGAAGCATGGCAACGAGAGTAATGACAACACCGTAGAAGGACAGGGATTTATCTTAACAGATCGTAATTCCATTCTAGAAAAACTAAAGAATCTGAATAAATAAACTTACTATGAAAAACTTTAAAGACTATCTCGCCGAAAGTGTCACTGCTCAAAAACACGCATTCCGTGTTAAAGTAGCAGGTGATTTTACTCCTGAACAAGAAACAAAATTAAAGACAATGATGGAACGTTTCAAAGTAGATTCTTTCTCTAAAGTGAAAACTACTCCAGTCCAATCATTGCCCTTAGACTTTCCACAAGTCCGTAACTGCGAAGTTCACATTTTTGAAGTTACTGTAGATTATCCTACAACACAATTTGAATTAACAGAATATCTAAGCACTGGTTTAGGTGTTAGCAAACAAAATTTAGCAGTGGTTCGTCCTAATGAACCTAGCGAACAATATCAAACTCCAATGGCTGAACGTGAAGGTGCATTGTTAAATGACCCTGAATATAAAGAAGCAGGTAGTCCAAAGTTTGAAGATTATTATGGCGACAAATACAACAGTGGATTTGTTAAAGAACTTAATGATATCTTAAAATTGCAACGTAAGGCACGTGGTGAAACAATCCCCGAATCTACAGCAGATGACATTATTAAGAACCCAGGTCAAACACTGAATGATGTTCCACAAAATAACACAAGTCCGATTAAGCAGTCCGACTACAATCCAAGGAAGAAATAATTATGCAAATGATCGACGTATTAAAGCGTTTGGCTGAACTAGATGCTAAAAATCCAAATATGATTTCTGAAAATACAGAAGTCGCAGAATGTGGTCCGATGGGAATGATGGGTGGTATGCCAATGGCAGAAGAACCAAAAACTCCTGCTACATTAAACATTACAGCAGGTGATGGCGAAGAATTAGGCAACATGTTGGCTGCAATTATGCAACTAGCAGGTGTTCACAAAGTTGAGCCAGAACACTTGGGCATTGGAGCTGAACCAGAAGCTGAACTTATTACAGCAGAACCAGCAGGCGAAGAACCACACAGTGGTAGCCCAGATAGTATGCGTGGCGTTCTAGACAAAATGAATGACATTGATGGTGAAGAAGACGACCAAGAAGAAACTGATGAAGGCGAAGAACTTGATCAGCATGGTATTCCAGGAGTTGA